ACCGCTAATGATTCCGCAAATAATGTTTCTTGCTTGTTGTACTGAAGGAATTGTAATTGCCTCAGCTCTGTCAAAACTTAATGGTTGATAAGGTTGAAAGTAATTAAAAGTGTCGCCCATTACTGAAGGGGCAAGTTGCGCCTTAATTTCAGGTTTTGGTGTTATACCGACTAAATCGCGGAAAAATCCCATTAGAGAATTATATCACTTTTAACCGTCATGCGTAGATCATTGGCACTGAAATTGGTTTACTTAACATGTGGACGCACATTGCTGTTGCAATTGCTGAACAGACATCTCCAGCCGATTTTCTACGGATAATTCTGAAACCATAGTCATTTTGTTTACTTGCACAATTATTCATTGATTGCAGCCACTCAGGCTGACCGCTATGGACAAGGCGATTGTTAGTTAAACTGTCAGCTAATTCTCCACAGGCTTGATAGAAGGTTTGTCCACTAATATCAATTAATTTGTGATTTTGCTGTTCCAATTTCTGCGCAATAGAGGCTGTGGCGTATTTGTCATAGGCAATGTAGGTAGGTCTATATTTTAAAGCCCAATCATGTATTGCTTGAGTCATTTTAAGTTCATCAATAGCAATTTCAGAACTAAAGGTTTCCATAACTCCAACACCAATTTTGCCGTCAACTATTTGGGCAGCTACTAAAGTACCTGATCGTTTTGACGGACTTACATCAAATGCAAACACAGTCATTGCCCCAACAGGCAAAATTAGATCAGAATTACTGCAAGCTTCTAAAGAGCCAAATGTCCAAGGTGACACCTGAGAATCTATCCAAACTGAAAATGTTTCAGTCAAAGTTGCTTCTATTGAGTTAGTTGCAATGCTTTCCTCAATTGCTTGTTCAGTAATTGTATGTCCAAGGGCAGGATTACTTATTGCCCACAATTTACGGTCATGTAAGTTTTGCCTAATAGACATTGGGGCTGAGTATTCATAAAATCCAAATGTAGGACTTGGATACTCCATTGCCTTGCTTCTTAAATCATTAAGCACTGTACTAAATGCGTCCCCAGCATTTGAACAATAAAGACTCATTGCATTTGGTCTAGCTCTTGTTGTAGGCACAGCTGCTTGGAAGCCTTCAACCGATATCTCACGGAGTTCATCAATAAATAACAGGTCAGCGTGCTTGCCTCGCGAACCGTCCCTAGTTGCCGCAACAATTTCGTATCTAGTGTTATCAGTTAATGTAATTGATTCCTGTCCATTGGTGTATCTAATTGCTTTTGTCTTATGAAGTAACACATCATTTTCCTCAATGGTGTTTGCCACAGCTCTAAACACATCAAATGCCATAGATCGGTTTGAGGATAAACCAATTATGTTCTTAGAGTTAAAAACAAACATGTGAGCCAATATCATCACTTTAGCAAGTTCAGTTTTCCCGTTCTGTCTTGGCGTGACCAACAAGTTGGTTCTGCGCTGGAAATTACCCTCAGTGTTTATACGCAACATGTCTTCAAGTACAAATTGCTGCCATGGTAAAAGTTTTATGTTGATAGTTGCCAAAAACTTTTCAACTTCAGGCAATCTACTAGCTGTTTTTAAGAAAGGCGTGTGAATACGAGGCTTTACAGCCCCTATGAGCGGTTTTTTAGTTGCCCCTCGAGTCGGGACATCAACCTTGACCTTCTTGGGCTTTGTAGAGGCTGTCATGGCTTCTCAAATGGGCTTGGTGGCTTGGTCATGACCGTTTCAGGGAGAGGAACGCCTGAAAAGGCAGGGGGGGTAGAACCTGACCTAAAAAAAAGGGGTTTTGAGCGTGCGCCCTTTGATTGGTTGCAACGACGGCAAGCACTTGTGAGATTATCTAAGTTGAATATGTCGCCACCGCTGACTCGGCTTTGTATGTGATCTACTTGATCTGCTTCCTGACCACAATAGCTACAAATGTAACCGTCGCGTGCAAGCACAGCAAGCCTAGTCTTTTTCCAACGACCAGTACCTAATGCTTTCTTACTAATGCCAACCTACTAACCTAAAGTGATTAAGAGCTTTACACGCATTAGTGTAACCGTGTTTATCTTTACCGTATCTATGGCGTATGTACTTTAATCCGTAATCAATTTGAGAATACTGATCTAATCCAATCATTAGTTTGTTCTTTAATTGTGGTATCCCATAATGAGAGCCATTAACAGCATAAGGATTCCACGCTGACTCTTTACCATACAGCTGCGACAAGCACACCCATTGGTCTTTTGATTGAATCTTTTGAGCAGCATATTTTTTAACTGATACATAAGGCTTTAATGATAACGCAAAAGAGGAATCAATAGTTTTAGGATAAAGGCTAAATACCATTAAGCAAAGAGCTGCCCCAATAACTAGCAGCAACGAACTCGCTAGCAATCCGCTAGGGCGGCTAGCGTTCGCGCTTAAAGGCGCGTCGCTTGCTGATAGTGTACTAGCCCTGTCAATCATGTGGATAACTTCTCGCGTAATATCGGAGTGTTGCACAGGTTATCCCCAGCCCTCAGTCCAATTGTGGAAACAGTTATTGCAATCTGAAACATAATCCGCACCTGCCTTAATAGTTGTAGTGTTGTAACTTAAACACTCAGGGCATTGATCTTTCTGCATGTGATACAGCTGCTACTTTCTAATTTCCAAGCCCCACATTTAGCGCAGCGAGTCACAGCCTTGTCAGCTATTGCCTCAATTCTAGCCTTTACACCGATATTTTCGCACTTGACACACATAACAACTACATGTTCCTCACCTGCGTCAAAGCCTGCTTTTTCATGGAATAGCATTGGTTTAGCACACTTATTACATTTAAATACCCAAGTAAGATCATGAATCATGACTTGCCTGCCCAACCGTCACCTTTAAAATGTATAGGGACGGTAGACCATACTCGGCGGAGTAATCCCCGACAGATTTCGCACCGTGGCACTTGCTGGTCTACCGCCAATATGAGTTCCACGGCGTCGTCGCAGAACTCACAAACAAAATCATATCTAGGCATTATGCCCAAAATCAATATGATTAACACATTCACAGCTAACGCATTTTCGCACTCCGTCAATCGTCATCATGCGAGGGTCATTACACATTTCACAACACTCGGATAATGGAACTACATCTAAAGCAATTCCTCTATCTGTAAATGTAGCTCGTAAACCGCTTGGGTCAATCATCTCTAAATCACCCATGTTATTCCTTATCATCAAAAAACCAAGAGCCGTTAGCGGCTACTGAAGCCCATTTAGCTTCACATGCTTCGGCTTTAGGTGCAGGGCAAACAAACCCGAAATATGGACGACCTGTTTTAGCAGCCACACCTTGTTTTTTTACCATATCACCATGACTGCAAGTGAAATGAAAATCCACCACTTCACCAATTTGAGGGATAACTTCACCAATAGACCAAGAAGCAGTTTTAGTGCTTTCATTAGAATCTTGAGATCGTTGTTCCACCAAATTAAGCGCAGCTTCCATTGCAGCCGATTTAGACCCAACTGTTCCATATTTAGGTTTGAACTCGGTAACATTGTTAACTCTCTCCATTTCATTACGGTTAGCCCTTGGTGCTTTTTCACCCTCTCTAGTTGTAGAGAACTGAGGTTTACCTGTGTTCGTTATAGCTCTTGCATAGGCACTTGTTTCTGCCTTTTCAATAGCAAACTGTGTTTTCATATTTTCAGCTGCAAGACCCATTACCCAAGAGTTCGGGTCAACCTCGGTTCGCCACAGTATTGCTTTGACAACAACCCAATTATCTCCATTTGAATCTTTGTAGAACTCATGGTTAACCTCGTATCTGAAGTCAGGATTGTCCTTTGCAAAGAGTTCAATTCTTTCCTCAGCCGTCATGTATTTACTTAGATCAAATGCCATTTATTCACCTCTCATGTCTTTTACTATTTGATGATAGATCAAACCATATCCGAGTAAATCGGCAAGTGAATCCTCATGATCGCTGGACTGACTGAGGCGTGCGACTTTGACGAGCAACATGCACATTGCGACCTGTTCAGGCGAAATGTAAGTGTCCAAGTAACCTGACCACAGCTCACTAATTCGTCTGTGGTTAATTTCCGCAGAGCCATAAACACTTCCTCGTTGAACAAGGGTTGATTGGACATTGTTTAATAACTCCTCAGTTTTTCTCATAGTCAAATACCTCATCTGATTGTTTAATTGTGTTGGTTAGTCTACGGTGAGATTCCCAACCTATTGCCCGACCTTTCCAATAACCGCTATTGAAAGCAGACTCTCGAATTTGGTAAATCACAAGTAAAAGAACTCCAGCGGCAAGGCAATACCAAGCCCAAACTAATGCGTCGGCTCTCATTAGATATTCCAACCGCTGGCGTAGTCAGTTGTAAAACAATACATCTCAACTGCCTCGTCATAAGCAATTGTGTAGCTGTGTTTTACTTGATCTAGGAAGTGGGTAGCAAGAATTAATGAAGCATAGTTTTCTACCCAAAATATGTATTCATGGTCATAGTTCATATCTTGGTCGAATCGGTGATCTTGCACTTCCCAATTGTGACCTGCAAACTGCATTTGACTTTCAGTCAATCTTTCAAAGTCAATTGGATTTAACTTAACATTGGCTAAAGCGTTACCATGTTTGATTTTCATTTAAAGCCTTTCCGTTACACCAAGTCCGTTTACTTGGATAAGGAAATTGTGACTTAAAGCTGGCACATTTACAACGGCATACATGGCGCGTTTGATAACGATTTGATAACGAAGTCTAAAGTAACCCTAGAGAGTCAAAGGCGTCAATCTGCTCGTCTATGGTTCTTTCTACATAGTCCGTTTCTCTACTGATACAGCTTACCTTCAAATATAAATGTGCCGTTATTGATAGGTATAGGAATAACCTGAACCTTGCGGTCTTTTACACAGGCGACGGCAAACCCTTGTTGCCAGTTGGCGTAACCTCTCGTGTATGCCATACCGCTTGAAGCAAGGTCTACTAAATTACCTACCTCAAGACCCCATACAGTACGCCCTAATTGACCCCTAGAAGCCTCTGTAAAGGCTGCTAACCCTAATCTGTGAGTATGTCCACAGACTACGCTTTTACCAAGCCTTCTAGCCCCGTTTAAAGCTGTTTGTCCACCAACTTGACTAAGAGGGAAAGCGTCGCCATGAACTGCCGTCCAACCTGTTGCCCAGTCAAGTCCGTGTGGGTGAAAATTGATACCGAGCTTGTCATATCCCATAAAACGCTCATATTGCATTTCGGGTAAGTTAAGAAAACTTGGAAGTCGTTTCTTGATTGATCTGTAAAGTCTGATTCCATGGTTGCTGCCTACGACATCTGTTACGCCAAGGTACTGAAGTACATCTTGGGTAAGGCTTCTATCATCATCTAAGTTTCCAACCATTTCATCAATAGTTCCTGCATTGAATCCACCAAGCTGAGGTAGATCAATTTCATCACCAATTTGAATAGTTTGGTGAGGCTTCCACTTGGCTAAGAACTTACCTACTACCTTCACGCTCTTTTCATCAAAGAACGGTGACTGTAAATCGCTGATAAAAGCGACGCGCTTAATTATTCGTCCTCGTCCTCAGTTGGGTCAATCCGCGGTATTAAAGCGTCGGGACTGTCGTTGCTTACCCAATCAGGCAACGCATGAGGTTCTTGCATAAAGAACCAAGCTACTTCGTTACTGAATCCAGCCTTTTTAGCAGCTTTGTAAATCTCATGCTTGGTAATCATAAAAACATCAAGCTTAGATAAAGGTTCGGGTGATCTACGAACAACCCGACGGTTAATCTTTTTGCGCTTACGAGTAGCAGCCATATCTTAAGTTTACTTCCTAGTGATGACAATAAAGAGTTCATCAATACGATTTGAAAGGCGTGTCGTTTCTATTTGTAAAGAGGTGAGTTGATCTTTCATGCTTGAGCCGCCATTGGGACGAAGTTCATTTAACCAACCTCGTACCAAATAGCGAAGCCCAGCAAGAACTCCAATTAATGTGGTTGTAACTCCAGCTGCAAAGCCAGCCCACTGAAGGGCTGTCATTACTCTTTACTGCCTATGCCAAATGCAGTTTCGTCAGGATTTAAAGCTCGTAATACAGGTGCGAGGAAAGCGACTAAAAAGGCTTTCCAAATGTCACTAAATGCACCGTCGGGATTTGTTACATAAACTGTGCCTAAACAAACAAATGCGCTTCTTGCGTATGAGTTGATTATAGCTAGTGTTTTTTTATTCATTGCTACCCCCTAGAAGTGGTATGTTAAAGAACTCTGAGTTGTTGTCTTGATCTTTTTTAAAGCTGATATGTATGTGATGATTATGTGGAGAAAAACCTTTGTAAGTTCTCCATTTCCAATTAAGCAAAGGTGAAGCTATTTTGCCCAAATGAATTACATAAGATATACGCCCGTTACTCTTGCCATATTGTCTAATCTGATCTGCCAAATATGCTGAATCCCCTTTGTTGTCAGATAGGCGAGCGTCAACATCAATTCCCCTGACACAGGCTGTTTGTGCGTCGGGAATATGGTCTGAGGGCTTTCCACTAGACACATGGCGTAAATCAGCGATCCAACCGTCACTTTGACGCAACCGCGAGTTAAAATTATCATCTATTTGTTCACGGAGTTGAGCCGCAGCTTTACTAAGCCAAGGTTTCATGCTCTGCATTTTCACAATCCCATTGGCACTTGTCATTGACAACAGCCTCATCATGGCACTTAGGCGGTATAAAACCATCTTTCACCTCATCATAGGTATAAGAAATACCAGCGTAATTAAATCTTATTCGCCCGTTATAACTGGTGCGCTTACATAATTGTCCTCTGTAATTACCATACCAAGTTTCGGTATCTAATCCTTCAATAGTTTGTGTTTCATCAACACCAGTAATTACCTCAGTAACTACATTGTTATCATCTAAAAAAGCGTAATGTGCCATTATGCCCAGCTCACATTTCCAGTACCAGCAGTTATTGTCGATACTTTGTAGCCACCACTACTGCCAGCCGTTGTACCACTCAAACCTGCACCGATTGTAATTGTGTAAGCATCTGGATATTTAAGAATGACAACACCTGAGCCGCCGTTAACTTGATTACCGCTTGTCCATCCGCCACCGCTACCACCTGCGCCACCGCCTGTGTTTACAGTTCCAGCAGTTCCGATTGTTTGGCTACCGCCACCACCACCGCCAGTAGCAGTTCCGTTAGTTCCACCTGTGAAATATGTAGCACCACCACCACCGCCAGCCCTTGTAACAGATGAACCACTTATAGATGAACTAACACCCGATCCACCATTACCCGATACCGTAGTTGATGATGCTTGAACGCCAGCAGAACCAGCTCCACCACCGCCACCAGAAGGATAAGGAGATGTAATATATGAAGCATTGGAACCACCTGCATATCCTTGATTAGTAGTTCCTGATCCACCTAAAGAAAGAACATTATTGGCTCCACCACCGCCACCAGAACCGCCTGACGCTCCAATTTTTGTTGCATCATCAACAGATCCTGCTCCACCACCAGTTGATGTAATAGTTGAAAATATTGAATTAACACCGTTTGTGCCAATAGTTCCACCTGCACTTGTAATCGTATTTGAACCTGTACCACCTGCACCAATAGTTACTGTGTAATTAGTAGAAACAGATAAAGTTAAAGGTGACTCTGCACTACCGCCACCACCAGAACTTTCTCCAGATACTGAACAACGATAACCACCGCCACCACCACCGCCACGACCGCCACCACCACCGCCTGCAATAACTAAATAATTAACCGTCAGGGCTGGTACTGCTGCACCCTGTGGCGCTAATATACCTGAAATTATATTTAACATTTATCCAATCGCTCCGACTACATACCAAGCATTAGCAGCAGTTTTAATACAAACGGCTGACTTAAATTGAGCAAGAGTTGGTGCTGCTGGAACTGTTCCTCCCGAATTAATTGTTGTAGTTCCTGAAGTAACGGCGGAAATAGTTACTGCGCCTACGCCTTTATTAAGGATTGTAATTGCTGTTCCTATTGGAAAGGCAACTGAAGCGTCTGTTGGTATCTTGAAAGCAACGGCAGTTGCCTTATTCATTGGTACTAAAGTTTGGTATTGATCGGTTAATACAGCTGTGTAATCCGCTGTTTGGTCTGAACCTACGGTAAAAGTAACTAAACCGTTGAACATTGCGGCAGATAAAATATCTCCCGTAGAACTTGGAAAGCCAGTAGCCATGTGTTTTTCTCCTTAGTGTCTTATTATATCGTCAATATGACAAAATATCGTCACCTAAGATTCCATAATAACTGCTTCCAATTATGAAGCCGTCTGCTATGGGTTCGAGGGTGACAAATGTGCCTAAAAAGCGTGAAGGACTTATATCCCAAGCAACGCCTTGAATCTGAAGGTTTTTAGTAATTGTAGAATTGTCAGGTTGTATATTTGTAATTAACACATTGTCAAAATAATCAAGACCTAAAATTGTACCGTTTGGAACATTAGGGTCATTTAAATCAATAGTCATTTTATCAATGCGTATTGTTGTACTTTCTCTTGTTGAAACATAAAGGGCAGCTATATTAGCCGCAGCTGTATCGGTATCAATAACTAAATCTGAGTAAGTAACTGCATGTGGAAAGTATTGGGCAACGCTGCCAGAGTTTATGTAGGTTTGCTTAGTGCCACCAATTTTAGTTATGTTAGCTGTATTAACAATGAGTTTATCGTCAAAAGCAAAAACAAGATTTTTGTAAGGGATTCCACCGCTTTGATTAAAAGCAACTGGAGTGCCGCCTGCTGAACTTATTGTGTTTGATCTGTTCTTAAAAATAACATTGCCTTCAGGTGATACATAAAAAGCACCTTGTTCTGAAAACTCACAGTTTTGAATAGCTGATAAAGAAGTTCTACTTGTTGCTGGGTCAGCTTGAGTCAGAGAGTTGCCAGTATCTATGGTACGCATAGAGTTTGGAAATTGTACGGTGTCTAAAATCTTGCCAATTCTTGTTCCTGTATCTTGTCCAGCACTTGAACCAGTTACCGTGCTGACTACCGCTTGATTCAATAATCTGAAAGCGTCACTTGCATTAATATCAACATAAGAAACATTTTCGGCTTGGTCATAAGAATAAACATAATCTGTTGTATAACCACTAAATAGGTAGTATGTATTGCCAGCGTATGTAGCTGATATTCTTATTTTTCTTAAAGGTGTTAAATTGGGGTATAAATCGCTTGAAGTGTTTTGAGGATTAAATCGTCCTGTTTGATCGTAAATCCTGACAGTGCAAGTACCTGCTTCGTATATGTCCCGTCCAATGTTTCTGCCACGACTAATTGTTATATTTCTAGTTACATCTGTTAAATCAATAACCAAGGCAGGGGCAGAACCGTCGCCCAATATACCAACGCCTAGTACACCGTTAACAGGGTCGCCAATGGTAAATGGATTACCAAAAACTGCACCCGAATTGAAGTTTAAACTTACATTTAATACAGGTAAAGCCACAATTAACCTGCTGGAGAATTGATTGTGCTAAATGAACCTGAAGCTGAGGAATCAATCAATCCATTGCGTAATTCATTTAGTAATTGTTGAGTAGCACCATTTACATAAATGTTTGTTATTGGGGCTGGTGTTTGGGCTTGACCAAATGGTGTTCCTACATAATTGGCAGCCATATCATAACCGCCTTGTGAGCCAATAAAAGTGCTTACATTTGAACCAGCTTGACCAAATGGAGTTCCAATATATCTGCCAGCTGCGTCATAATGATTTGGGTCTAAAATTGGCAATGGTGGATTATTTGGGTTAGTTGGTTGTGTAGGTGGGTTTTGCAAAAGTCTATACATCTCAATTAACTTAGCAAGTAAGTTGTCAATTTCAGAACCCCAACCTTTAAAAGGATTTAAAGCCATAGGTATATTAGCGATTGCTTGCGCAAGGTTAGTAGTTTGTAATTGTGAAATAGCAAGTTGTTTGCCAAGTCTTTCAGCTTCACTTGCATTGCCTTGAAGTAATGCAAGCTGTAAAGAAAGTCTAAGTTTTTCGTCCTCAGTAAGTTTATTTTGAAGGGCAGCCATTATTTGAATTGTGTCCATATCAAATAAGGTGCTTGCCTTTTTTAATTTAGCCTGATCTTGAATAGCCTTGGTTTGAGCCTTAGTTGCTTTTAATTGAGCAGCGGCAGCGTCTTTAGCGTCTTTAGCAGCTCTAGCTGCTGCACCTTCAGCATACTTGGCAGCACCACCTTGATCTCCGCCAACTCCAAGAGCTTTACCTGCACTAAACAGATTGGTTAGATTTTGTGTTGCTTTATCAGCTGAGTTACTGATTGCGTCAACACCCTTAATTAATAAACCAATTGCTGCAAACATGCCAGCCGTCATTACAGCCCCAGCAAGAGGATTAAGCATAAACATCTCAGCTGCCGCCGCTGCTAATGCAGCGTTTCTTAACATAACTACGGTTTTAACAACCTTTTCAAGAGCAATAATAAACGCTGCTATTTTATTAATTGCAAATGCGGTTAATAACAAAGCCCCAAATGCTTTAATTAAAACTATGTTGTCTGAAATTATTTTGCCAAGATTGCCTAATGTTTCAGCCGCAGTGTTGCCAAAATTAATGATCTTGCCTTGCAATGTTTCTATGTCTGTTGATTTAGTAATCTGCATTAATGCTTCAACAAGACCTGCGCCAATGCTTTCTTTAGCTGTATCGGCAGCAACTTTTACTCTAGCAAGTTTGCCAGCAAAAGTATCGGCTGCGGTAGAAGCAGCACCCTTGGTAACATTTGTAATTTCTTTTAATATTTCAGCAAAGTTTCCTGAAGCAAGAGTGGCTTTACTTATGCCTAAACCAAGTGCGCCTACGCTTTTTGTATTACCTAAATAAGCCTTGCTTAATGCGTCGGCTGCCTCAGTTACGCTAATACCTTGGCGAGCAGCAATGTCTAAAGCAACATTTGTAAGATTCTGAGAAGCTGCAAGACTGCGTGTAGTTGTAAGCAGTTGCTCATACGCTGGGATTAACTGAGTGTCAGCAACACCATATTGAAGTTTAAGACTGTTTAAAAATGCTAATGAGTCATTTGTTGCAAACTCAAATCCAATTGTTCTAAGTGAGTTTTTAAATGTGGCTAATTGCTTTTCGTTAGCAGCAAAAGCGGATATTGCAGACTTAGCAAACGCCGTTACGCCTACGCCAATAAGAGCATGTTTAACTGATCTACCTAGTTTGTCAGCTGCATTTTCAGCCTGACTAAATGCTTTTTTGCCAGTGAACTGTGCGGCAATATCAATTACTATGCTCATAGAGTGACCTTCTTAAAGTATTGTTTTCTTTTAAATTGTTCATTGACATTGTAAATAGCAGTTAAAGCAGCTGCATTAGCCTTGCCTCCGTCCTCAGCCCAAGCCCGAAAGATCAACCGACCTTTCATGTAACGCCCACGCTTTGTTGAGCTTTCAATGTTGCCTTGATATATCGCGCCAAACGCTTGAATAAATTGTTTGCCCGCGTTGGGATTATTTGAGTGGCTAACAGTGTGATCGTTTGGGTCACCCTTTGAACCAACCCAAGGTTGACCATTAGGATTTTTTCTACCAGCTGTTTCATAGATTGCACCTTCAGCTGATTTGTTAATAATGTAATAAACTGCTTTAAAACCGTTTCTATTGGTTTTGCGTGGCGTTCCGCTGTATTGGATACCTTTAATTACTCTTGCAGAGTTGTACAAAGGAAACTTTCTTTTACCTTCTGCATTTTTCTCAGACCGTTTTCTGTAACTCCAATTGCTTAAAGGTGAAACCGCTGGGGCGTATGATTGTGCTTTTTTAACTACGCCACCAAGGGCAAGACCCATTTGGTCATCTAATTGCGTAGCAAGGTTAGGGGCGTAGTCTTTAAGAGCTTTCTTAAGCTCTATTAACCCTTTTACCTCTGTTGGCATTTTCCCTAGCCTTTGCGTCGTCTTTAAGAACTGCCAAGGTAGCCCTTAACAAATCTCTGTCCATATCAATAAAAGTTTGGTGCGGAAGTCCTGTTGTAATTGCTAACCTAGCAACAAGGTAGTGGAAGGAATCCCGCGTTATCCATTTGGGGAGTCAGCGTCAAGAATCTCTACTTTCGCAAGAGTTTCTAAATAGGATTCTCCAAAAGGCGCAGGATATTTACCATTGCGCCTTTCAGATTCCCAAGCCAACCAGTATACATCACTCTGCTTTTCCTCAGTTCGGAAACGAGAATAAAATCCGCTTTTAAAATGTGATTCAAATGCAAACTCAATAGCAGGTGTAATCTCATATTCTGAAACTTCACCTGAAGCCTTGGTTATTTTAAGTTTAATCATTTTTTCCTTTGTTTAGAAAGTACCTGTTGTTGCAACAGTTGTTTTGCTATTGCAGGTAAATGTGATATCAATTGTAGCAATATCAGCTGGAGAAGGCGCATTAATATCGGTTAAGTCGTTGACCAAAATTGTACCTGTGTACAATGGGTTGGTTGCTGAAACTGCTGAACCGCTGTCTTGAAGTGCTACGAAAGCAACAGTTGTTCCAAATGCAGCCTGAAGGGTTGCGCGAACTGAACCTGCACCGGTAGCAATGTCGTTATTTAGGAAGGTAACAGTGATTGTGTCAGCTGCTAATCCAGTAGTATATTTGTGAGCTGTATCACCCATTGCACTGATCTCAATACTATCAAGTACACGGTTTAATACAAAAGATTGTACATAACTAGATAGGTCAACGGTCGCAACCTTGAACCCAACTTTGTTATTTAAAAATGTTGCCATTAGTTATTCCTCGTCTTTCTTAGTGATTTGTGGTTTTGGCTTGTCTTGCGGTACTTCTTGTCCGATCTTTTTAAGAAAGGCAATATCCTCGTCTGTAAGTGTCATTTGTTTAACTCCAAGTTGTTAGTGTGCTTATGTTAATTGTGGAAACCATCATTTCTTGAGCTTCCTGCAATACTGAGGGCGCAGATACGCTTTCAACATTAAACTTAATGGTTGAGGCAACTAACTTCAAAAAGACAGCGCAAACCATTTCCTCTAATGCTATTAAAGACGCTTGATTGTCCAGCATTGGTACTATGCAAGTTATTGTAAAGTTTGCTTTTGCACCAACATTATATTGATTGTTACTAGGCTCAAGCATTGGGTCTGCATACCTAAGTACAACACTATTAGCAGTGGGTGTGGCTGGTACATAACTAAATGTATCCCACACCCCTGCGTTCGTTAGCGCGGACTTTATTGAGGCTCTGAGAGTTGTAACGGCAACTGTCATTAGCCTATTAGTCCATTGGGCGCTAAGTGGTTCGCAATTAAGCCTCTAACTTTAGCAATTAAAGTTGAACCCATTTTAAAAGGTGAAGGTTGAAAGTTAGGGTCTAATGCGCCGCCGTTAGCAGCTTGTTTGGCTTGCCAAATTTCAGTACAAACCATAAGTGTTGCCAACTTTATTTCGGGTACAGAACTGTAAACAGTTCCGTGAAATGCGCCTGTTACTACTCCGTAAGGTCTAACTAAATGATCGTTTTGATCTGCACCTGAAGCCACCGTGTAAGTGAAAACATAATCCGTTACTGAAACAATTGTGTAAGTTCCGTTAAAAGCTGCACCTGAATCTGAAATAACAACACTTTCTCCAACATTAAAACCATGTGGTTCAGCGGTTGTTATTGTTGCTGTTAGGCTTTCTAATTTTGTTGCTGCCACATAAGCTTTATTAAACCACAAATAAGATTTAATAATGTTTTCTCCAGCTTGGCAGGTTTCCTCAACTGTTGCGCTTGTATAAAGGCTGCCCAACGAAAGGTTTGCCCTTAACTCGGCTTCAGTACAAAATGTGGCTGCCATAACTACCTTTCTTTAAGAGTTAAGGGGTGAAGGCTTCCAACACCCCTTAACAGTTAGCAATTTAACTAATTAGGTTAAATTAAACTTGCGGATTCCGCCAGCAACTTTTGTAAGCACTGAAGCGTAACCATAAATCTGAACTGAAATCTTTCCATTATCGGAAAGTTGTACTTGAAGCTTTGTAACAGGTGATTCGTAGTATGTAATTGCTTCTGGAACAATTAAGAAACAAGAATCATCAATGAAACCGCTAGCAGCAACATAAGGGTCAACATAAAGATTTGTACCCAAAATTTGTCCAGTCAAACTTGAAACTGAAACATTACCTGAAGCGTTTGTAGGATTTGAAGCTGTATAAAGTGCGCGTCCTGTGCTATCTGCATAGCCCATGATTGCTGCCCAAACATCTGTTGAAGCAATTAGGTTTCTAGCAAAAGAACCTGTTGCTTTTTTAGCAGCGGCAGCCTCAGTTGCAATAAATGATTGGAAACCTGCGGCTGTTGCAGCTGTTGTTGCAGCGGCAGTACCGTCGGCAACAATTGTCTGCAAGACTAATTGATCAGATTTTTTAGCGTAAGCTTTATTTAACTCTGAAATTAACTCATCATAAAAAATTGGTGAGCTTCGGTCAAGCAATTCCCAAGTTACTTCATTTTTTGCGGCTAGTTTAACCACTGAAGCTGTTAGGTAGTTTGATTCCATTTCAGCATTTGTCATTGCTGCGCCTTCATTTACTTCGGCAACCGCTGGGGCTACTGAAAGTTTTGGCACTGTAAAACTAAGACCGCTTGCAGGTAAAACTCCACGGCTTACGCTATCCACCGCTGGTCTATCTGAAATCGTAGTTGTTACAAATTCCTGCATGTGAAGTGGCAATGTAAGACCTGTATTTGTAGAAGTTGTTGAATCGGCTGCAAGAATAAGTTGACGAGCTGAATCGTCACCCATTGCTGCTTTAATTGAGTTCTCAAGATATTGAGATGAAGTCATTGGTGCAACGCGTGGTGTTGTATACACCGCCGCTGTTACTGTTGGGCGAGAAGCTTCAACCGCTGGGGTTTCTACTACCTCGGTCGCAACAGGTGTATCGGTTGTTGTGTTATCCACAATTTCCTCTATTTCTGTTTTGGTTTCGGTTGAAACTGCCTCTGTATTTTCAGACGCAGCAACGCTAGTTACTTCGGCAGTTTGAAAAGCGGCTGCCTGTACTAGCGAAACTTCAATTAGACGAGCCGCGGTTACGCGATAAACTCCGTCTTTATTTTTTCCTTTAATAACTTCAACTCCAACACTCAAACCCGAACGAAGCGACTCGCTCGCCTCAATTAAGCTATCAGTGCCTCTTGTTGTATTAGAAATTTTAAACTCTGCATAAATACCATTTGAATCCTCGGTAACATTTTTCATGCGACCAATTGGCATTTTAGGGTCATGCTCTAAAAGTAATTTTACATTTTTTGGGTCATCTATTTGAATAGAATTTTGCTCAAATACAACCTTGCCTGCACTTGTATTACCAATTTCGTTACCGAACGGCACAATCTTGCCAGCGATAATTCTCCGAGATTCTGAAGCCTCTAAATCTGCACTAAAATTAATTATTTCCATTTGGGCTTAAATCCTCCATTTCTTTTGCTTGATCTACTGTTATTAATTCCAGTTGTAATAGTTTCTCAACAACTGCAAGTCTTTCCATTGGGTCAGTACGCAAGAAACCTGAATCAATGTCAAAACGAATTTCTTGAGTCATTGGACTTAGATCGTCCATGCTAAATCTTTTTTCTATTGCCTGAAGGTAAGGTGCAAGAGTAAAGGAAACAAGCTGGCGTCGGTTATCTAATATGTTTTGATAAACCATGGACGCATTTTGATCTGCATTTAAATAAAATGCGTCAATGTTAAATAATCTTGCCACTTGAGCGCAACTGCTTTGGATAGCTTCTACATATAACATGTCTTTAGGAGAAAATGCAGTTGGTTGATATTCTAAACTTGCAGTTAAGTATGCAGTTGATCTTGTTTCTCTAGCGCGACGCCAAGCAGCTAATAATCCAGCAACTTCTTTTTCACCCATGTCAGAGCCATTATTTTTCAAAATTCCACTTGGAACTGGCGTGGATGCTGCAACTGAAGCAGCTCTTTCTAAATCGGCAGCTGCTCTAAGTATTCTTGCACCTGAAGTAAGTAATGCGTCTTTACCAATTTGAATTGTAACTAAACTACCAACACCCTCCATTGGTACAGGTTTACCGTCAACATGATAGGTTTTGACTAGCGTGTTGTTGTTATTCAATTCAACAGTAACTCTTGAGTTAACAACATATTCAAACCGCGCAGGTCGTAGGTCGTCCTGATAAATTTCCTCAATTTTTAGATAAGCGACGGAATACCAGATTAGGCTATCCACAATCCAACTAAGAGTTACATTGTTTGGCGCATTTTTAGTTAATTGATTTACCCAAGGCAAGTTAGGTATTTCCTCGCCACTTGCCTTTGAATAAGTATTTAAATCCATACCGCTAATGATTCCGCAAATAATGTTTCTTGCTTGTTGTACTGAAGGAATTGTAATTGCCTCAGCTCTGTCAAAACTTAATGGTTGATAAGGTTGAAAGTAATTAAAAGTGTCGCCCATTACTGAA